GCTGCTACTGCTAACCCACTTACTGTGATTGCACGTATGGCTCGTCAACTTGACCTGCAGAACGTGGAGACACAAGGACGTTGGTTGGTTGTTGACCCAGTGTTTGTTGAACTACTAAAGGATGAAGACTCACGTTTGTTTGATTCCGACTTCGGTGGTTCTGGACTTCAGAATGGTTTGATTTTGAATAACCTGCATGGCTTTAAAGTTCATGTTTCTAACAATCTACCACAGGGCGGTACTGGACCTTCAGCGTCTACTACTCAAGCCACTAACTTTGGTATTATTGTTGGCGGTCATTCTTCAGCGGTTGCTACTGCTGACCAAATCAACAAGACTGAGACCTACCGCGACCCGGACAGCTTTGCAGATATCGTCCGTGGTATGCATTTGTATGGCAGAAAGATTCTCCGTCCAGAGGCTCTTATCAATGCCAAGTACTGCTTAGTATAAGGGGGATTGAAAAATGGCACTAGGTGATAACACTCTCCAAGCCGCACGTGGTAATTCACAGCGTGGTCGCAATCCTTACATGGTTCAGACTACTTTGAACTGGGCAACAGCTTTGTCAGACAAAGGTTCTGCACTTGCAGCATCTGATGTCGTTCCTGTCATCGCTGTTCCTAAAGGTGTAATGGTACTAAACGCAGGTATTGAAGTTGATACTGCTTCTGACGGTTCTACATTTACTGTAGACGTTGGTATGGTAGATGCTGATGTATTTGTCGATGGTTTTGATGCTACGTCAGCCGCTGGCGTACTGTCGCAAAACCCTGCAGCTTACCAGCCAGTAATGGCTGTTGCTGATGATAACATTGACGTGACTATCGCTACTCTTTCAGGTGGCGCAGTTAGTTCAGGTCTGTTCCGCGTCTGGGCTGTCCTCATGGATTGCACTGACGAAGGTGACTTGACTGCTCAAGAAGTAGCACGTGACGTTGCTTAAAGACTAACGTAAGGGGGCAGGGCAACTTGCCCCTTTATATCTCTGTTCATTTAAGGATTTGTAATGGCATATGATTATTTAGACATCACTAACGAAGTAATTGCTCGTATGAATGAAGTTGTCTTGACTGCTGCTAACTTTACAACAGCCAGAGGATTTCAAATTCAATGTAAGAACGCAGTAAACGATGCCATTAACTATGTCAATCAAAGAGAATTTGGTTGGCCTTTTACGCATGTAACACAAACAGAAACTTTAGTTGCAGCACAAACTAGATATACTGCTCCTACAAATACTCAATCAATTGATTATGATACTTTTCGTATTAGCCGTGATAGCACACTAGGTGCTGCTGGCAATACTTTACGCATTATTGACTACAAAGAATATACACAAAAATATATTAATCAAGAAACTACCACTAATGTAGGTAGTGTTCCTAAATTTGTATTCAGAACACCTGATAATAATTATGGATTGTTTCCATATCCAGATAAAGCATATGAACTAAAGTACGAATACTTTATTAAACCTACTGCACTAGCAGCAGCTACGGATGTACCACTTATTCCAGAACAGTTTAGACAAGTTATAGTTGACGGTGCTACTGCTTATGCCTATCAGTATAGGGGTGAAGCACAGCAGTATGGTATTAACTTTGCCCGTTTTGAAGATGGGATTAAACAAATGCAAACGCTGCTTCTAAACAGAGCAGACTATGTACGGTCTACCTATATCCCTTACTCACAAGGATATGGCATTAACGCAGGATTTTAAATAATGGCTGATGAATCTGGCCTCAATCCGTTTGTATTTGCGTGTCAGGGTGGGCTGGTTCTTGACCAATCAACCTTTGCTATGCAGCCGGGGATGGCACTAGAACTAGAAAACTTTGAACCTGCTACTACTGGTGGGTACAGACGTATCTCTGGTTATGAAAAGTGGAATGCTAATCAAGTTCCGCAAGACCAGAGTGACAGTGAGCCAGTATTAATGTCTGCACACTTTGATGGCAATGTCATAGCAGCACGTGGACGTAAAGTATACAAAGGCAGTAATGGTAGCACTACACTAAGTGCAGGTATTAATAACTCAGTTACCACTATTCCTGTAGTATCAACAACTAATTTTAGTACACAAGGTACTTTAATAATTGGCACAGAACAGATTACCTATACAGGTAAAACAAGTACAACATTTACAGGTTGTTCACGAGGAGCCAACAGTACATCTGCAGCGTCACACAATAGTGCCGCAGTAGTTACACAGTTCTGGACAGAAATAGATTCAGGACGAACAGGCGCAGGTAGGTATTCTTTCTTTAGATATAATCTTGCGGGTGTAGATTATATTATATGGGCAGACGGTGCTAACGCCGCATCTAACTATAAAACCGCTAGTAACACTGTAACTGATATTACTGCTTCTGGCGCACCTGCAGACCCTAAGTTTGTAACTGGTTATAAGAACCATATGTTCTTTGCTGGTATGTCAGCAGCCACGCAGTCGCTAGTATTTACTGCACCGTTTACAGACAATGATTTTCAATCAGGACAAGGTGCGGGTATAATAAACGTAGATAGTCCTATTACTGGATTATTCCCTTTTCGTGATGCTTTAATTATATTTTGTGAAGAACGTATATTCAAACTAACAGGTAGTGCATTAGCTGACTTTGCTATACAACCTATAACCAGAGAGATTGGATGTCTCAACGGTTCTACTATTCAAGAATTTGCAGGTGACATTGTATTCTTAGGTCCAGATGGATTACGTACCGTTGCTGGTACAGCTAAGATTGGTGACGTAGAACTTGGTACAATTAGTAGGGCAGTACAGGAACGCTTTGAGGGATTGTCAGACGTAGATGAATTTGAAAGCGTAGTTATACCAGACAAAACGCAGTACAGAATATTCTTTTCTAATGCAGAAACTCCTCGTGCTACCACTACAGGGATTATGTGTGTACGTAAAGGTGATAGCTACGAGTTTGCAGATTTAAAGGGTATAAGACCTAACTGCACAGATAGTGTAGTAGCATCAGGTGAGAGTATAGTTTTACATGGTGACTTTGATGGCTACGTGTATAGGCAAGAAAAAGGCAATAACTTTGACGGTAATAGTGTAACTGGTAAGTATCGTTCTCCTGATTTGACTATGGGCGATGCAGGTTTACGTAAGTCATTTCAGCGTGTAATTATTAACTACGCACCTGAAGCAGCAGTGAACGCAGACTTGTTTGTACGTTATGACTACGAAGCACCTAATGTGGCTAGACCAGCAGCGTATCCCTTTGACAGTTCTACAGTAGTTGCGGTGTACGGAAGTTCAGTTTATGGTACTGCAACATACGGTGGACAGTCTAACCCACTCATTAGACAACCAATTGAGGGTAGTGGATTTGCTGTAGCACTACGGGTTAACGATAGAGGCACATCAGCACCATACGCCCTAAAGGGATTTCAACTAGAGTTTGCGGCAGACGCAAGGAGATAATTAATGGCAGGTTATACCAGACAGTCCAGTTTTGCAGATGGTGATATTATCAATGCTGCCGACAGTAATAATGAATTTAACCAAATACTTTCAGCATTTGTAAATACAACAGGTCACAAGCACGATGGTACAGCAGCAGAGGGTCCAGTCATAGGATTGATTGGAGACCCCGGAGTTGCTACACCACTTAATAAAGTCGTTGTAGATGATACAAATAATCGCATAGGTGTTTTTGTAGATGCGGGTGGTGCAGGTTCTACTGTAGAACAACTACGTTTTCAAGACGGGGCAATACTTCCTGTAACAACTAATGATGTAGACATTGGGTCTAGTAGCTTAAAGTTTAAAGAATTACATCTAGCTGGTGCAGCTAACATAGCTGGTACTATGACGCTATCAGGTAACGTAATTGTATCTGGTACTCTTGGTGCTGACCTAATACCTGATGCTGACAATACACGTGACATTGGTAGTTCCTCTGCAGAATGGAAAGACCTGTACATAGATGGTGTTGCATATGTAGATGCAATTGACCTTAACGGTACAGCTATCTCAGCTACTGCAGCAGAGTTGAACATCATGGATGGTGTTACAGCCACCACTGCAGAACTTAACATATTAGATGGCGTTACATCAACAGCAGCAGAACTAAATATATTAGATGGTGTAACCTCTACCACTGCTGAGTTAAACATCCTTGACGGTGTTACAGCTACAACAGCAGAACTTAACCTAACAGACGGTGGCTCTACTGTAGGTACAACAGCCGTAGCTGGTGGTGATGGTATCTTAACTAATGACAATGGCACAATGCGCCAGACATCAGTAGACACCTTTGATACCTATCTAGCACAAAGTACAAAAACATTAACAAATAAAACCTTGACAAGTGCCGTACTAAATAGTACAATAAGTGGAACTTCTATAAAAGATGAAGATGATATGTCATCTGACAGTGCCACTCATCTTGCTACCCAACAATCAATCAAAGCCTACGTAGATGCTTCTGTAGCTGCTATACCTGTAGGTGACATTACTTCTGTAGTTGCTGGTGCAGGTATGACAGGCGGTGGTACATCAGGTGATGTTACACTTAATGTTGTAGGCGGTTCAGGTATTACTGCTAATGCTGATGATATTGCTGTAGACTCCACTGTAATTACGGGTCAGACCGCAGAATCAACTGTAGATGCTTCTAACGACTTACTGTTGATGTATGATAACTCAGCCACTGCTTTACGTAAAGTTGCAGTATCTGCCATTGTCGCAGCATCAAGCGGTATTAGTGCAGTCGTAGATGATACCTCACCAGAATTAGGTGGTGACTTAGATGTTTTAGCAAGAGACATTGTTTCTAGTTCCAATAGAGATATTGACATACTACCTAACGGTTCAGGTAAAGTTAACCTTGACGGTGATGGCTCTAGCGGCGGTGTTACAATATCTGATGGTCTTGTAGACATTCGTACAGGCACAGGTACACGTTCACAGGTTAAGTTTTACTGTGAAAGCAGTAATGCTCATGCACAGACAGTGCAGCCACAGCCACACTCTGCTGGTGTAACTAATACACTTACATTACCTGCGGGTAGCAGTCAGGAGATTGTAGGTACTACAGCTACACAGACACTTACTAACAAGTCTATTGTAGCTACACAGCTTACAGGTACAATTGCTAACGCAAGACTTGATGCGCAGTTACAGGATGTAGCTGGACTAGCAGTGACAGATGGTGGCTTTATTGTAGGTGACGGTTCTAACTTTGTACTAGAGACTGCAGGTACAGCACGTACATCACTTGGACTAGGAACAGCAGCAGTTTTAGACACTGGAACATCTGCTGGCAATGCGATTGTTTTAGATGGTTCTGCTAGATTGCCGGGAGTAGACGGGTCACAGTTAACTAACTTACCATCTGCAGGTGCAACGGCTGGCTTCGCAGTGGCGATGGCAATTGCGCTTTAGTACTTGACAAATGAATAAAAGTATGGTATAATTATACTTATCTTAATTAGGAGATGAAATGGCACAGGATTTTGAAAGAAACATTGCACGGAATGTTGGTACAAGTGAAGTCGCTTTACGTACCGCTAACTCCGATGATGCTCTTATTGGTATCAATATCGCTAATGTTACAACTACCCAAATCTTAATGGATGTATACATCACTGGTGCAGGTGGCACTGATGATTACTATATCATTAAGGATGCCCCAATTCCAGTAGGTTCAGCTTTACAAGTATTGGATGGCGGTGCAAAGGTTGTATTACAATCTGGCGATATACTCAACGTAAAGAGTGATACTGCATCAAGCGCAGATGTTTGGGTTTCCGTAGTCGATACTATTAGTTCATAAGGAATAGATAATGCCGTATATTGGTCAAAAAGTTCCGGGTTCTTATCAAGCTACTAAGGCTGTACAACGCTTTAATGGTGACGGTTCCGATACTACATTTACACTGACTACCACAGTATCTTCTGTGCAAGACGTACTGGTGTCAGTCGATGGTGTCGTACAGGATACCGCAGCCTATACCATTCCTGATGGCACTACACTCACATTTACTGCTGCCCCTTCCTCTGGTACAGGTAACATCTTTGTAAACTACCTAGCACCCCAAGTTGGTACAATCACACCACCCGCTGAGAACAAGGGTAACTTCAAAGCTGGTGGTCTATTCCGTACTAACGCACAATCCCTTACAGCAAATACAACCATCTTAGCTACAGAGAACGCCAACGTAACTGGTCCGTTTACTGTGGCTAGTGGTGTTACATTGACCGTTGAAAGCGGTGGGACATTGGTGACGCTATGAGTACATTAAAAGCAGATACCATTCAGAGTACAGGCGGCGGCCCTGTTACGCTGACTAAAATAGGAACAATGAAACATTTTGCTGCTTATGATTTAACAAGCGGTTCTGGTGTTGCTTATGATAGTCTTAACAACAGTAGTTTTACCGACATTGGTACAGGTCAGCAGCGATTAAATTACACCAATAATTTTGCCATTGCGATGGGTCGGACACATAATGGCGGTATTGGTAATGTAAATGATTTGACGACCTACTCCCTTGATATTAACCCTGTTAATTCAGCGGATATACTTACAAGTTCAATAGAAGTTGTATCAGTGTATGCTAACAACACTAGTGCAGCCGCTTTTGATTACAAATACAATTCTGTTGAAAGTGCGGGAGACCTAGCATGAGTAAGATACTTGTAAATGAACTTGCTCATACAAACGACACTACAGCATTTACAGTTGATAGCAGTGGTCGTGTTGCTATGCCAAATAAAATTGCTTTAAATGTGGGATTTAACAGTACCTCTGGTAATTACACAGCCAATGTCACTTCATTGGGGCTTACTAGCTGTGTTCCGTTTAACTTTGTAACGCAGGGCGGCACTAACGGAACTCATCCTAATTGGAGTAACACAACACATGCTTTTACTGCCCCGATTGCAGGGGCGTATTTAGTATCAGCGTGGGGTTTGTGGCTCAATTCGGGTAGTGGCGAGATTAGAATAGCTAAAAATCAAAACGTTTCTAATCAAGCTAGGTTTTACATAAATGATGAGAGAGGTGCTAGCGGCACTGTTATCTTGCAGTTAGCGGTAAATGATGTAATCCAACTGTCATCGAATCAAGATTTATATTTAGATTATGATTCTGTTTATAGTGGCATGTCACTTGCGTTTTTAGGATAGGAGGCAGACATGGCAAATTATAAAAATATATCAATGCACCTGCCGGTTGATACGGATGAGCAAAACGCCATAAACACAGCCGAAGCTATCTTAAAGGCAACCGACTGGACACAACTACCTGACAGCGGGTTGACCAGTGACTGTGTAGCATTGTTTAAAACATATCGTGCAAGCATCCGTACCATTCGTAGAACAAACCCATCTAGCCCAACTTGGCCTGATGCGCCTACTGAGGAGTGGTCATAATGGCACTAGGAAAAATCAAAGCAGATACCCTTGAGCATAGCACCGCTGGGTCACTTGATACGCAGTTTGTGGTGAATGGTAGTGCAAGACAGAAGCATTACTATAACCAAGCAACAACGACCATTAAGGACAGTTTTAATGTGTCTAGCATCACCGATGTAAGCACTGGCTCTTATGACCCTCAAGCAACTAACAGTATGAGTTCTGTTAATTACAATGTAGTTGCTCATGCTCAAGCGCAAGATACCAACGCCACTTTTACTTATTATGGGCTTAATCGTGCAACTGGTTCTTATAGAAGATACAACTACGACAATGGTAGCAAAGATTTAAACGCTACTGATGGGATATTATTTGGAGACCTTGCATAATGAACACACCACAGTTTCAAGGCACACACCTATTTGACCGACTATGTTGGGCAAAAGAAAACCTAGACGGTGTACAGTCTGACTATCGTGTAGTCTACGAGGACAACATTGATGAGTGCGCTAAGATACTTGTACCTGACCCTAACTGGATGGCTTGTGCGCTACAGGGCGGCATCCTACCACCAGTGCAAGTCTACTGGGAACTAGCTAAAGATGAGGCACAGCCTGACTTTGTAAAGCATACCAGAGGACACTTGCTACATAACACAAAGCCTGTAGAGGCGATGACAGAAGAGCAAGCTATAGAATACCTAATTATGAAAGATTGCCCACAACACGTATGGCGCAATTGGGATGAGGGCAACAAACCTAAAATGGTTATATGCCGTAAAGAACAGCTTCCGGGTACACGTGAGTGGCGCAACGCTTGGAAGATTACTGAAGAACTTAGCGTCACTGATTTAGCCGCATAAGGAGAAACCTAATGGCAACAACATACATCGTAGACAAGGACGGGAATCAGATTGATGCCTCAACAGCAACCGTACCTTCTGACCGTCACTTTCGTGGTGCATGGTCATTAAATGGCACAGTCATTACAGAAGACATGACTGCAGCCAAAGCAATCTTCAAGGACAAAATCCGTGAGGTTCGCGCACCACTGCTTGATGCAGAGGATGTCGTGTACATGAAGGCACTAGAAGCTGATGACGCAGATGCAAAAGCAGCATCAGTAACTAAGAAAGCTGCACTGCGTGATGCACCAGCCGCTTCAGCAATTGGTAGTGCAGACACAATTGCTAAACTCAAGGCAGCTTGGGATACAAGCGTACTTGGCGATAGCCCTTACGCATAAGGAGATAGGTTATGGCACTAACACAGATTGTAAAGGATGGCTTGGGTGCAAGCCTGACAGCTACGT